CGGTCTTCTTCATAGCAAGTTTCAACCTCTTTAGCATAATACGCACCTCTAAGTGCAGCAGACCAAGAACACTCGTATTCTTGTTCAAATTCAGTTTCTGCCATATCCTGTTTCGCAAGTGCCAATTCTTCATCATCTAATATTCCTGTTTCACTCGCCTTATATAAGAATCTAGCCCATCCCTTCTTCTCTGGTGCTGAGTGGTATAAATCGTAAAAATCATTTTTTCCCTTTGGTGTGCCAATAAATATGGCATACCCCTTCCTGTCACTAAGTGCTGGTCTTACTACCTCAGAGAACATCTTTGGGTTCATCTGAGCAAATTCATCGAGCACAACTCCGTCTAAATAAATTCCACGAAGAGTGTCATAATTGTCAGCCCCATAGAGCTGTATTCTAGCTCCCATAAAGTCAACTCTAAGTTCTGCTTCATTGAACTTGACTTCTGGAAATACTCTACATAGTCTCTTCAATTCATCCCAGGCTACTGTCTTAGCCTGTTTAAATAGTGGTGCTATATAAGCATATCTCGGTGCTGGCTTGCCAGATATAACATCCTCAATAGAACTCTTAATCAATTGATTAATAGCAAATACAGTCTTACCAAACCTTCGATGACATACAACAACATTAAATCTATCTAAATTATTGTGTATTTCATTCTGCAATTCCCTTGGTGTATAAGGAATTACTACAGTTTTCCTCTCCTCTTGCATAGGTATTAGTGTACCTTATCGTCTTTATCCCTTAGAATCTGGTTTGCATCTGCAATATCGGCGGCATCCTGTGCCCACTTAATATCAAAGGTCCTATCTTCTACTACAACAGTATGTTTTGGACTCCAGCCAGCCTGCGTCTTTAACCAAAACGTAGTCATACTAGGAGATTCACCTGATACTGCCATTTCGTAGGCTACACCAGCAACGCGGGCGGTGCGTTTCTCTTTACCTACTAACAAATTATGTGCAAAATATTTTGTGAGAGTAGCATTACTAATACCCATAACTTTAGCTATAGTATGTTGGTCTAATCCAATAGTAACCATCTCTTCTACCTTAGAATAATCGTCATCAGTAGGTCTATATGTCTGTCCTCGCTTGATTCTAGACTTTTTACCACCTGCTGCCTTAGATTCCTTAGACAAACCGCCAGTTGGTCTACCCAACTTACGTTCAATCTTGATTACAGCATCTGCTGGTACTATTCCTTTAGCAGAAGCTACAGCATATCTAGCTTCTTCCTCTAATTCTTCCTCAATTAGCCTTATCTCGGCTTCTGAATCGGTTGAAATTTTGCCTTTATTCGCCATACTTAGTATTATACCTTAAATTAATATTGTTTTATCTTATATCCTAGAATATTCTAAAGGATTTTATATAGGGGAGTTGGGAGGGTTGCTCTGCTTTAGAACTTTCTAGGTATAGAGTGTGTTTCCTTGTAAAGATACACAATATTATATACTATAAGTCCCTCTAGGTCAACCCCAATTTATATAATTGTGCCGAATTTGGTTGAAAAATAATAATTTTACTTGTGAGTGGGTTTCGCTCGTGGTGAAAAAAAACAAAAAGGGTGGCGGGGCGTCTTTCTTCGGGCAAAAACGCCCCTCGAATCGGTCGAGGGATATGCGGGGATTTTCGCGAGGGTTGGGCGTGGGATATTTTCGGAACACGTTCCGAGTTTGATTTTTTTGTCGGGGATATTCGAGGGTTTCATATAATAACAATCAAAGCGAAAGTTTTATTATTGCTTTACATTCATAGCGAATGCGAGTATGATTCTTTTATCGGATGCACTTTCGCGGACGATTTAAAATAAGGAATATATGACAACAGCAAAATTAAAATCTAGCCCTAAGGCGGGCAACAAGGCTACTACTAAAGAAATGACACAACGCGTTCAAGGTTCTATGAAAGACTTAAACAAAGTACTTGAACGCGAGCAGTTGAAAGACTCGAAAAAATCCGATGTCGTTAATAGTAGTAATTCAATGGGCGATACTTTAGACAGTCTTGAAAACTGTTTACCCTCAATTCTTGAATTGGACAAAGCACTCGACAAAGTTTCAGACAGTGAAAAGTCAATCCAAGAGCAGATACAAGAAATCTGCTTTACCTCAAATGGTGAAATTAACGAGTTAGGCGTTGATTCAATCGTTGACTATGCAACGCGGTTGAAGAATCTAAGCGAGGGCGTTTCGACTCACATTAATTTCAAAAAACTAGACGTTTTGAGAAAGCAATTTGAGAGGGCGTTTAAGTGGGCGAAAGAGAACGACTTTATCGGAAACGATAAAAGACTATCTCTTGTGGGCGTTGGTAAGAAAATGACTCAAATGCCAGATACAAATAACCCGTATCGCGAACTAACAGTTGAAGAAAAGGCAAAGCAAGACAAAGCCTTAAAGGACGCTGAAAAGTCAAAGCAACGCGAGGAATTACAGTTGCACGTTGATTGGTTCGTATCATTAACCGACAAAGAATTCGACAAATACTCGAAAGAGCGAAACGAGTTCAAGTTAATGCGAAACGATACCGCGACTAAAAAGACCGTTACCAAAGAGGTCAAAAAGTGATTACTTCAAACGAAGTTAACCAAGCCCACAACCACGTTGACTCTGCACTTGATTCGTATAACTTTTTTAAAAGTGTTTTTAGTAAACATTTGGACAAATGCGGACAACGTGAAGTCGAAGTATTAATTGATGCTTATGACGGTTATATTGAAATGAAAAAACATCTAGCCGAAGTATTGAAACAATACAAACGTCAATAACCACTAACCAACAAGCCCCGCGAAAGCGGGGTTTTTTTACGTCTATTGGAAAGTATCTAATAGTATCTCAAACGCCCAAAAATACCTCTAAATTCAATTATTTATCTAAAGTCTATACTTTGTATCAATTTGACTTTATCGTTCAAAAATGAGATAATATATCTATGAATCGAGGTTCTCTCGTTTCTATTTTCGGAACACGTTCCGAGAATTAATTCAATAAAAAGGCGGTTTAATTATGAATAGAAAACAACAAATTCAATTGAATAGTAGACGGTCAAAATTGACGTCAATTATTAATGAAACACGCGGTAAATTCTTTACCGTTAAATTTCATAAAGTTGACGGTTCAATTAGAAAAATGAATTGTAGAATAGGCGTCCACAAATTTTTAAAAGGCGGTGAATTATCATACCGCTCAGAGGATAAGCCCAATTTACGAATCGTTTTTGATGTCAAATCTAATGGCTACCGTACTATTAATTTGGATAAAGTGTTTTATATCAAGGCTGGTAGGAGGGCTGCAATTACCTACCTTACCGACCAGTTGCTGGATGAACTTTTATCTACTAGAAAATCATAACAATAGGAGGACCCTATGTTGGAATCAATTGTATACCTTTTGGTATTTATTATCTTTGCTATTGGATTAGTTGGTATGTGGATTTTTGCTACCACTATGAAAATGGATTACAAGGATAAGAAAGGAAATTATTTAGTTAAAAAGTAATTCTCCTAGGCTCGATATACAGCCGAATATTAGTGATTAGTTTTGCCAGTTTCTAATCACTAACTTATACACAAAAACTGGTTTTAGTTGTAAGAAATATGGGATGTCGCTATTATCTCTAGAGGGCGGCATTCCATACTTTTTATAACTAGGATTAGGGGCAAAATACCCCTACCCTTGCTATTACTACGGATGAGAAGTCCTCTGTAATCGAGGATTTCGAGTCCGTTTTTTTTATAATCTAACAAAATGGAGGATAAAGTATGAATATACAAAACAATTTGTTTGTGCCATTCAAAACACTGAAGGCAGCTAGAGCATATGTGGAGGGATTTTCAGACCCGAAGAAGATGCCTGGCTGGAGTTATGGATTGCCTACGGATATGTGCAAAACTGGGATGATACTAAAAAAGATACCCGCATCTGTGTGTTCTGATTGTTATGCGGATAAGGGATTTTATGCAGTCTACCCAGCAGTTAAGGCTGCACAGTATAGGCGTTTGAATAGTATTGATAAGCCAAGATGGGTTGAAGCGATGATATATGTTATGACTCACGCCAAAGCAATACTAAAGGATAATGTCTTTAGGTGGCACGATAGTGGGGATATACAAGGTGTTGAGCATTTGGATAAGATTGTGCAGATAGCACAAGCAACTCCCAATATACAATACTGGCTGCCCACTAAGGAAAGTGCTTGGATACAAAATTACAATAAGCCTATCCCGAAAAATCTAGTGATTAGGTTAAGTGGTAGTTTTGTGGATGGCAAACCACCCAAGTATACAAACACCAGCACTGTTGTTAGTAATGAGGATGATGCAACTTGCAGAGCCTTTGATAATGGTGGTGAGTGTGGTGAATGTAGACAATGTTGGGATGGTAGTGTAAAAAATGTAAGTTACTTTAAACATTAGGAGGTAGTATGAAAGTAAGTAGGATAATTGAGCATCTGAAGGAGTACCATAAGCCAGATGACTATCTTATGATTGATTGGCTGGAATCAGATTCTTTGAATGGTGATGGTGAGATGACACAAGAAATATGGATAAGAGCGTGTCAACTAACTGAACAAGCCAGCGAGTCTTTAATAGATAGGGATTATTGTGCATCTTTTGTTAGGGATGCACAACGAGAGAGTTCGTTGAATGCTTTAAGGAAAGGGAGGTAGGATGAGTCAATTTTATGTGTATTTAAGGTCTAAGTGTTGCAATGCTAAAATTCATAATGGTCTTTTGAATATAAAGAGGCTTAATGAGTGTAATGATTGTAATAAAAAGTTAGTAGATATTACTAATGACTCTTATGATATAAGGGAGGTAAGATGAGTTTGGATTACAGTGATATGTATGAACACGGAGTAGAGTCCGATTGCTGCGGTGCTAGTGTTGTGTGGGTAGATATATGTAATGACTGCAAAGAACACTGCACACCAGTAGATTTAGAAGAGAGAGAACTAATGGATGAATATAGGGATAAAGGTATGAGTCCAGGCGATTTCAAATCTGATTAGTTGTAAAAACTAAGGGATATTTCGGAACACGTTCCGAGTATCCTTTACTCTTTATAACTGGAGGAAAAAAATATGGATAAAGATAACAATCTGGGCATTAACGTGCTAAGTCTGTTTGATGGTTCGAGCTGCGGTCAAGTTGCACTCGAAAGAGCAGGGATAAAAGTTAATAATTATTTTGCATCTGAGGTAGACCCTTGGGCTGAGAAGATTACGCTCAAGAACTACCCCAATACTGTGTGTGTTGGTGATGTGAACTTTGTTAGTGGGATACAACTACCAGATATAGACCTGATCTTAGCGGGTTCACCCTGTCAAGGATTTAGTTTTGCTGGTAAGCAACTAGCGTTTGATGACCCCAGGTCCGCACTGTTCTTTGAATTTCTAAGGGTCCTGGATGAGTGTCGAAGATACAATCCTAATGTCAAATTCTTATTGGAAAATGTAAGGATGAAGCAAGAGTATCAAGACATAATCAGTGATTATCTAGGTGTGCAACCAGTAGCGATAAACTCGTCACTGGTATCAGCACAAAATAGATACCGATTGTACTGGTGCAACTGGGATATAACTGAACCCAAGGATAAGGGTATTCTGTTAAAGGATATACTTGTTGAAGGATTCGGTGATAGTGTCGGGGATCAGGGCACAACAGTTAGGCGTACTAATATAGATAAGTCTGCTTGTCTGTTGGCTAGGGATTACAAGGGATTTGGCAACCAAGCAATGACTGGTGTTAGAACTTGTGAACTTAGAGAATATAAGGATGAGTCAGACTGTCATCACGTTGGAACGGCCCTGGATATTAGAGGTAATGAGAGTATCAAGCGTGTGTATTCGGATAGTGGCAAAAGCCCAACCCTTACTACTATGCAAGGTGGTCACCGTGAGCCTAAAGTATTAGTAGCAAGGATGGTGGGCAGACGCATCAACCCAGACACAGGTAAGAGGGATGATTATAATACAGACATCACACCCAAGCAGAGGCTTGAGCCCAGAAAGGATGAGAAGTCTGGATGTTTGACTACTGTTGAGAAGGATAACTTAGTAGTAGAGAAAGGAACGTATCGCCCACTGCTGCCAATAGAGATGGAGCGATTACAAACACTGCCCGATAACTATACCGAGGGAGTGAGTAATACCCAACGTAAGAAGATGTTGGGCAATGGATGGACTGTCGATGTGATAGCCCATATACTTAATGAAGGAGAATTTGTATGATAACAATAACAATTGAAGTGAACCACCAACTTATTGAGGGATTGCAAGAAATTTGTGATGCTGACAATACAGTTGGTGATAACAAGGACACTAGTGATGTTCATATTGCTGATGATGAAAGTCCTGTCAGGATAAACTGGGTTCAGCACGAAGATGAAAAATGGATTAATCAAGGAGAGGGATAATGAAAGAATGGAAAGACGATGAAGTTAGGATAGCCTGGGGTATACAAATCAACCCCAGTTATCTGGATGGTATCTATTCAAAGCCTGATTCCTATAAGAAGACAAGGGTCAGGGATAGGTACGGTAAAATTATGAACCACTTTGATGTGGCTAGACTCAACAGATATAGAACTGAGGCTAGGGATAAGTGGCGATTAGAAAATAGGGATACAATTAAAAACTTAAAAGAAGGAGGTGACAAGTGATAACTTTTGATACCTACGCTCTCGATAATAGGATTGATGAGCGTATTGAAAGGGCTTTTAATATCTGGGATAGGTATGGCAAGGAAGCATTTGATGACGATTACAGGCTTGTGCCAAGAGAGGTATATGACTTGCAAGATTGTCATCTGTTAAGTATAATTCAAGAACAACAAGAGCAGATAACTGAACTCCGCCAAGTGCTGCTAACAAATACAGAGATGACACTAACGATGGCGGATAAACTAGGTATGAAACCAGAGGAGGGATAATGCCAAATTATAAAGTACAGATAGAGTCTACAGTATCATACAACTTTGAAGTGGAAGTGGAAGCCGATGATATGGGTGAAGCAGAAGCAATAGCTGATGATAATTACTGGCAAGATAAGTATCATAGGGAGGCTCGAAACTCACAGATGCACGATGAGTTTGAGATTACAAGTGTTGAGGAGATTATCTATGAGGATGATGCTCTCGATGATGATGATGACTATCCTGGAAAGGATGGTATTGACTATGATGAAAGAGGGAGGGAACTATAATGGGTGTTATGAAGCAAGCACAGATAGCTGTGCAAGAAATGTTAGATGGTGAAGAACCTACTGAAGAACAAGTGATAAACTATATGGTCCAAGAGTATATGAAATCACCTCAGTATTACAAAGAACACAGGGATCAGGAAAAAAAGATTGCAAATGACTTGACAGTTCTTAATTCATCAGCTAAAATTTAATTGTTAGTACAAACTAAGATAGTCTAGGGGATTTGCCAACTAGCTGGCTAGATAGCAAAACTCCTAGACATTCTTAGATAGTCTTAGTAAGAGATACACTGGTTTTCCTTCCTTATTTTCCAGTGTATCCCTTAGTAGGATTACCTACTAATGGGGACCTTCGGGTCATTGATGTTAATGTTACAGGAGTTATATATGAGTGCTATAAGTTTAGCTGGTAAGGTGGTATTCAACCACATTACAACACCCGATGTTTACAAGGGTGATACGAAATATTCTTTGACGATTGCGTTGGATAAGGATAGTAAGAAACTTGCTGAGAAAAGCGGGCTTAAGACTAGTGAGTATGATGGGGCTACCCAAATTACTTGTAAGCGTAAGTTCGATTTCGGTGCACCTAAAATCTACAACACGGATAAGGAGGAGGTAGGTGTTGGTCACCTATCACTCTTTGGGGATGAGGTAGTTATGAAGGTGAAGCCTGGCAAGGGAGACTGGGAGGCTTTTGCTTACTTAGAAGCTGTCCGAGTTGAGGCAAAGGCAGAGGGTCAAGGAGACTACGACCAATCTGACTTTTAACTAACGACAGGCATTGTTAGTTGGGGCAGTCGCTTATGGCTGCCCTTTTAAATTCAAGGGAGGAAATATGATTAAAGGTAATATACTTTTAAAGAAAGAACAGTGTCCTAACTGTGCATCTAAAGGAAGGGATACAGGTAAGGATAACTTGGCTATCTATTCAGATGGTCAGACACACTGCTTTGCTTGTGGTCAGCACGGAAACACTAAAAGCCCACCAGGTCCACTTACTAATAAGGACTATCCAGCAAATCCTAAGAAGGATGAAGACTGGCTTGCTGACTATAGAGGTGAATACTATAGCCTACCTGATCGCAAACTTAGGGCTGAGACCTTAGAAAGATACAAGGTTAAGGCAGAGAAGGATGACAAGGGCAACATCATTAAACACCATTACCCTTTCCATAATCAGAAAGGTGAGATGGTTGGTATGAAAACAAGGATAGTAGCAAGCAAGAAATTCTATGGTAGTGGTGACACTGGCAAGACCAACGCTTTGTTTGGTCAGAGTTTGTTCAGACCAGGTGGTAAGTTTGTTACTGTCTGTGAAGGTGAGCTTGATGCTATGGCAGCTTATGAGATGTTTGGTTCTAAGTATGCCTTTGTTAGTGTAACCAATGGTGCTAACTGTGTGGATAATATCAAGGCTAATGTAGAGTGGCTCGATTCTTTCGAGACAGTCGTTCTCGCCTTCGATAATGACCGAGCTGGTGTGGATGCAGCCAAGGCTGTAGCACCTGTACTTGGTCCTAACAAGTGTAAGATACTAACACTAGCCAAGCATAAGGATGCTTGTGATTACCTATTGAATGGTGATAGTAAGCAGTTTGTTCACGAATGGTGGGATGAATCTAAGCCCTTCACTGTGTCGGGTGTTGCTAGTGTAGAGGATATGCGTAATGCTATGCTACAGTACAGAGATACTGAACTAATACCCTTGCCCGATTCCTTTGGCAATCTGAATGAGATGATGCGAGGTGGTGTAGCAAGGGGTGAGTTAGTATCAATCATTGCACACACATCTATAGGTAAGACAACCATACTGAATGAATTAATCTACCACTTCTCTGTCAATACAGATGAGAAGATAGGTTGCTTTATGGTTGAGGATAATATAGATGAAACGATCAGGAAAGTTGTGAGTGTACACACTGGTGAGAATATGCAATTGCTCAAGCCTAATGACTTGAATGTTGAGAGAATTATGGATGATGCTATTGATATAGGTTTCGCATCTAAGATACAGTTGCACGATGATGGTGGTGGTAGTATAGACCTTGAAGAGATGTTCAGTAAGATTAGGTATTTCATCAAGGGATTAGGATGTAGTATTATACTACTTGACCCACTGCACACAGCTATTAAGAATCTATCTAACGAGAACATCGAAGAGGTAATGGATAGGTTTATTAAACTGTGCAAAGAGACAAAGGCAACAGTGATACTTAGTACACACACAAGGAAGCCCGATGATGGCAGCCATCCGCATAAGATTAGTGAGTATGATGTCAAGGGTAGTGGTGCTATACCCCAGGCTTGTCACACTAACATACTATTCTCTAGAGATAAGCTAGCCGAGGATGACTATGAAAGGAATGCTACTCGAATACGTGTGCCCAAGATGAGAAGAACTGGGCAGACTGGTGAGGCTGGATGGGCATACTTCAATAACACCACTGGAAGACTAGAGAAAGGACACCCACCTAGCGTGGGAGAAAATGATGCGGACTTTTAGTTGTGACATAGAGACAGATGGTATAGATGCCACTCAAGTTTGGTGTGTTGCTGTTCATAACATAGACACAGACCAGTGTATTACATTCGCTGGTCCTTGTCTTAATCTATTCAAACCTTGGATGGAGTCAGAGGCTGACTGCCTGATCTTTCATAATGGTATATCTTTTGATGTGCCAGTGCTTGAGAGATTATTAGACATAGACTTTAGTGACATCTTAATTGAGGATACGCTGGTGATGAGCCAGCTATACAAACCTAGGCTTGATGGTGGTCATTCACTGTCAGCCTGGGGTGATAGGCTTGGATTTGCTAAAGGTGACTACGATGATTGGTCTAAGTTTACAGAAGAGATGTTACAATACTGCATTAGAGATACTAAGGTTACCACTAAGGTATACAAGTATCTTCTTGCTAACAAATTAAGTGAGGATGCAAAGGAACTTGAGTACCAAACAAAGAAACACTGTTCATTACAAGAGAGAACTGGATGGTTCTTTAACATTAAAGGTGCTATAGAATTATTGGTAGAAATAAACGATGACCTAAGACTTGCAGAGGAAGAAGTCCACAAGACATTCGTTCCTCTTGCAGTATGGAAATCTAAGAAGCCAGTAGAAAATAGGTTTACTAAGAGAGGTCAGAGAACTAAACACTATCAGACAGAGGTGGACCTGGAGTGTCACACTAATGATGATGGTGATTATGGGTACTGGACCTATCCCGAATTAAACTTGGGCAGTAGACAGCAAGTAGGCAGACACCTTAAGCATTATGGATGGAAACCTACTGTGTTTACTGACACTGGATTACCAAAGGTTGATGAGTCTACACTTAAGGATGTAGATATACCCGAAGCTAAAATTATAGCCAGGTATCTTATGCTGCAAAAACGCCAGGGCCAAGTGAGTAGCTGGGTTGATGAGTATAATTATGATACTGGTAGAATACACAGCAGAGTACATACTATGGGAACTGTGACACATCGTATGTCCAGTAGCAACCCTAACCTACAGCAAGTAACAGCCAGCAACAAGGAATATGGCAGTGAGATGCGTAGTCTATTCACTGTACCACAAGGCAAAGTAATAGTAGGTGCTGACTTATCTGGATTAGAACTTAGATGTTTAGCACATTATATGAAAGACACAGGGTATACTGAAGAGATATTAAGTGGTGATATACACACAGCCAATCAAAAAGCTGCTGGTCTAAAGACTAGAGATGAGTCAAAGCGTTTCATCTATGCCTATCTTTATGGCGGAGGAGATGATTTAGTAGGTAAGATATGTGGAGGAGGCAGACAGTTGGGTAAGAAAATTAAACACCAGTTCCTGTCTAACACACCAGCACTGGCTGTGCTTAGAAAGAAGATTGAGCACGCATCAAAGAAAGGATGGATAAGAACACTTGATGGTCGCAGGGTATATGTTCGTAGCCCACATTCAGCACTTAACTTTTTATTACAGAGTGCTGGCTCTATCATAGCAAAGAGAGCTTGGATAATATTCCACAATTTAGCCAAGTCCTTAGAGTATAATCAGCTAGGTGTCATTCACGATGAGATACAGATTGAATGTGACCCAGCAATTGCGGATGAGATTGGTAGCCTTGTTGTTGAGGCTATGGAACAGACAACAGATTATTACAAACTAAACTGTCCCATCACTGGTGAGTACAAAGTAGGCACAAGCTGGAATGAAACACACTAAAGTCGGAACGTGTTCCGAAAAAGAATTTTAATAAGAGAGGAGTAGACAATGAAGTCTATAAATACAGTAGTACAAGATGTATATGATGTAATGAAGTCGAAGGATTACACTGGAGACTTGAACTCGATAGCTATGCAGGCTGGTCGAGAGGTGGAAGAGGCACTAAAGACTGCCTTTACACCGAGAGAAGACAGTCGTGGTTTACGAATGTCAGCCTTGGGCAAATGTGAAAGAGCCCAATGGTATAACTATCACGGTCACACACCTGAAGAGATAAAGGGTGAGGTCTACCTAACCTTCTTGCAAGGTCACATACTAGAAGCGGTGCTGGTTGCTTTGTTAAAGCTATCGGGACACACAGTAGAAGACCAACAGAAGAAGCACACATTAGAAGGTGTGAATGGTAGCCAGGACTGTACCATAGATGGTGAATTGGTGGATATAAAGACAGCAAGTGCTTGGTCTTGGGACAATAAGTTTCAAGAGACTGGACTTACTGATGATACCTTTGGATATATCAAACAACTATCTGCCTATGGTAAAGCAGACAACAGAAAGAAAGGATACTTCCTTGCTTTCAACAAGAACAAGTCAACACTTAAGCTATGTGAACAGCCACTAGAGCAAGACATAGATACTTTTGTTGTTGATTTAAAAGCTAAGATGGAATCAGATACACCACCTATGCGATTAGCTAACGCTACAACTTGGAACAAAGCCAAGACAGAAGAGAAGCTATGTATGACGTGTGCATT